AAGGACCCTGCTACAGACATAAGTCCCAGGGCAGAGGTAGCGCTTAAGACATCGCCCCTGTTGGATGAATCTGACAGCAGCATGGATTGGGAAAATCCAGAATCAGATTTTTGTTTGTATGATATTGATTATGCCGGTATCTTCAAAAGGAAGCCGGACCTCTGGTATCTAAGCGTTTCTCTGGATTTTTATTTGGAGGATATGGAGCAAGCTGAGTATGCCGGGAAAGCAGATGCCCTGGAGGAAACCGCGAAGCAGGTTCTGGCCCGTCTCAACGAATATACGGGGCATACAGTGAACGCAGAAATCATTTACCCTACAGGTTCAGACCAGAAGGGCACTGCATATCATCACTGGTATGTCATAAACGGCGACATTGTGGACCAGTCCGTATCCGATATACAGCTTCCCATATTTGGTGTCGTTGACCCGATGTATAATCACATGAAAAAATTCTATCATCCGGAGCAGGAATATTAAAACAGTTTGGATGAAAGAGATGGTTTCAACATGTCTGAAAATTGCGCGAAAATGAAATCTATATTTAAACTCAGGTATAGTTAGGCCCGGATAGAACGGCCTTTCAAACTATTCGCGAAAGTCTAGTAATCAGTAAGCACTAAACAGTAGGGTCCAAACTCAAGGAACCAACCGCAGAAACTATCTTGTTATGTATATCAGTGAATGCCTTAATCTGGGATTCATATAAAACAATACGCTCATGAATATCAATATCCAAAGTGTCAAAGATTCTTTTATCCCGTTCATGACGGTGTTTTATAATATCCAATTTTTCCGTTGCCAATATGTCCAGATAGAGCAGTTCAGTCTTATTAAAATCCACCTGCATATAACACCCTCCTTTACCATATCTGTAACACACGACACAGCTGGCTCCGGCCTGGCCTGGAATCACCTGCAGGCGAAAATGTGTTACATAAATCCAAAACGAAGATATACAAAACGATTACGATTCGTACCCATAAATCCCCTGGCACTGTCAGCGGACAAGGAAATGAAGATGTCCCATCATATCCGTACACGGCCAGGACTGAACAGAGAGCGGTATATCACAAAAAGGAATGCTACCCCGGCAATGAAGATAATCAGCCAGTAATATGTTCCCTCACTCTGGAGCATCGGATATTCCGCAAGGTCACTGTATACGATGTAATTATTCGCCTGGAGCCGAAAAGAACCTTCCGTGCCGGCTGACCAAGTATAATACCGGGAATCATAGGCAATATATTGCGCATCCTCCGCCGTGAACGTAGTACCATTACAAATCATATCCTTTGCATAAACCAAACGGTACGCATACTGTCCGTGGCGGAACAGCACATAATGGACGTTCCCCAGCTTCGGAAGCACATCCGACATATAAGTTATCACTGTGGTGGAAATAGACGAATCATAAGGCGTATACGAGCTATAAACCACAGGAGAATTCACAGTCAGAATATTCGCTACCGTCTGGGCCTTTTTTGTGCGCCCAGCATTAGAAGCACTAGCAACGCGAGCATTAGAACCAGAAGCAACAGGAATATCTTCCATGTCATCATCGTCCTCAATATCAGCCATATCATCCTCATCTTCCTCATCCTCCTCCGCCAGCTCAGGATACAAGATTTCCATTATCTGCTGATACTGGTCAAAGTCCATATCCTCATCAGGAACACTGGAAAGCCACCCATTTACATCATTCGTCTCAGCCTGAGGATATCCCTCAGGAGCCATAAAATCCTCCTCAGTGAGCGTATACTCATCCGCAAAAGACCGAAAACAGTATAAAGCACACAGAACCAAACAAAGTAATACACAATACATCCTCCTCCACATCATAAGCGTACATCCCCTCTAAAGGCCATCCCAAGGAACAATGAAACAACCCGCTGGCCAAGAGCAAACACAATTGCATAGGGCATTGCTTCCCGAATCACATCCGCAAATAATCCAATTGCAACCTGCATCCAATCACCCCCAATCCTGGCGATACCGATTCATCACCGCATATGTATCATAACTATCATAAAGCGCAGGAGAGTGGAACCAGAAAAACCGCTTGATACTGTTGGCAACGACCTCACCGTCAACCTCCCGGGCATTTTTCGCGTCAATCAACGCATTGACTTGAATGCACCGCAGCACCGTGCGACAGGCGACCGCATAGCGAAACTGCTCCCGGAAAGGTTTCGCAATTCGGCTGAATACCTGGGATGTGCCGACAATATGTTTCCGCTGTTTACGCTGCTGGGAGACGACCGTAAAAATATTGCTGTCCATCTTTTTCGATTCCAGGGAATTGAATTCCAGATGTATCTCATCAATCAGATAAATCACACCAGCATAACCATTATTAATATCTGTGAAGCAATGAACACCGTCCCAGGGATATACTTCAATGCCATCCGGGAGGCGCAAATCCATATTGCTGCACACCTTTACCTGGGGATACAGTTCACAAAGTTTCTGTACATACTGGACAGCACTGATTGTTTTACCGGCTCCCTGCATCCCACAAAAAACGATAATCCCATCCGGGTCAAAATACTCAGGATGCTGTTTACGGAATTCCTTGTTATACTTCCAGACCTTAAACACATTCCCAATGTCCAGGGAACCCATATACCATTTAAAAGACATGACAACCTCCAAATAAAAAAAGGGAGTGGCAACCGCCACCCCCAACCCTGAGCTACATGGACACCTTACCTTTACGGAATGCTGACATGAGTGTACGGACTGCCTTGCGACCGCCCCACCACATGAACACCAGGCCGATGCCGGCACCGATGGCTGTAGCAATCACACCCACTACCGTCGACACGGATATCTGACCCGTCATAGCTGAAATGATAGGCGCCCAGTCCGTGGATGTGACAGTGGCCCCAGCTTCGGATGCCAAAGCCGGAAAAGATGAAACTGCCATAAGACCAGTAGCGACCGGGAGAGTGCCATACTTTTTCAAAGACTGATACAACTTCACCTTAAATCCTCCTTTCTAGTTAATGCCCACAAGTGCAACCTTACCCGATACCGGGTTATATTCTAATTCCGCCATTACATCGGAATAAGGTTCAATACCGGAATCCCTGCCATATGCCTCCGCATCCACATAGCAGCGAAGAGAATCCAATCCCTGAGCAAAGCCAGCGACATAAAATGTCTGGGACGGGTCCTTGAAGCCCTGCCTTTTTTCAACACCTAAAAATTTAAATTCACCCTGTACTTTCATAACATACCTCCTTAACCATTCAACCAGTATTCAAATATCTAACAGGAGATACAGGAAAATATCTCCCCTCTGGAATTGTGTCCAGAACATCCATACCACTTTACCGCTGATATGGCACGGCCGGAGACTTCTTAAACACCGAACAGATATACCGACTTACACGGATAGCTGTTTCCTCAGCCAGTATGTACAAAAATCTGAAATCATGGTAAAATAGTTGTACCCCTACACCTATTCGGAATGACTCAGATTTTCGGAAGGTTACCAATGCACCTACAACAACCACTTTGACATTTGGTGAGTACCGTCAGTATCGGTTACTCACTACTTGCTTTTACAATAACATAAAAGTGAGTAACTGTCAACACCATGGAGGGAAATTATGCCAACAAAAAAGCCACGTGTGCAAACAATACTAAATGAAGATATATATGAGAAATTCAAAACATTATGTGACAAAGAGATGAGAACTGAAAGTCAAATGGCATCAATCATAATTACAAAATATATAAATGACTATGAAGCCCAGCAGAACCGGACAGAGCAGAAGAGTAAACTGGAAAAGTCATCTATCTCAAAGACTGGTTAAAGAAACTCATGAAAAAACGGAGCAGTACGCGCTGCTCCGCTGGAAGGAGAATACCATGAATATTGAATCACCAAACTTTTGGATTGCCATCTTTATTATCGCAACTATTATCGGAATCATAATAAAGAAAAAATGATAGCATTCGTAAAAGCCAACACCTGTATACAAAGCAAGGCTAATTCAATATGCGTATATTGCCGTTGACAGGGAGAGTTAAGCCATAACCATATTTTATTTATCATTGATTCCCCTCTTTTCTTTTATCAACAATTATGTTACACTTTCTCTCTACATATGACATAAGGTCATCCAATGACCGGAGACGGGAATCAATGTTGTTTAAATCTCTCTTGATAGAATCACGCAAATCAGACAGTTCCATAAACTCATTCCATTCCCTATCAGCCATCTTTTTATAGGATTCATACTTAGACTTTACCTCTGGCAGTCTGTCATAACAAAAGAGTACCAGATTCTCAAACTTTGCGTTCAAACTATCACCTTCCATTGCTTCCAGAATCTCCGCCACTCTGTCTGAATACCTAAATGAACGTATATTATTCTTAGCACTTTTCATAATCACATCACCTTTCATTTCATTGTAACACATTTTTGCTGCAGGAAATTCCCCGGCCAGCCCGGCTCCGGAAGATACATGTGTTACATTCCTTAAACACCTTGACATTCATCAATTTATAAGCTACACTGATATCAAACCTCATATATATTAACTGATTGGGTCATGTCCCCATAACACACTTGCGAAACCTTCTTGAACCTTGAACTGTCATCCAGTTCCTGGGACAGAATGAACCGGTCTGTGGCATCCAGGATAAAAACCTCTTCCAAAGGCAAAACCAAATTCCTGGAACACCAATAACGTTTTCTACCATGCAGACCGTTCAACATATCTTTCGTGATGTACTTTGTTATGTAGGACGTGACCTTTTCCATCTCACGAACCCTTGTAGCCGTCATCCAACCCAACTTATAACTGCCTATCTTATATATCTTTTCTTTCGTACGAACAAACTTACTTCTAAGCCCACGGACACGCTTTATAACATACTTACCAGTCCATACTATCTGATGTTCATTCATCCCACTAAATAATCCATGAAAATGATATGCGCCATCCTTATGTTGTTCAGGAACAACCAGATAGGAGAGAGCAGGAGAGGAACGTTTTAGATTATTAAACCATTTACTAAGATACTTTGTACATTCATCATAATCATAACGATTCACTTTATCAGGACTGAAAGTAAAAGTGACAAACCATTCCCATTCATTTGATTTAGCATAATCATAGACCTTTTTCTTTGTTCGTTTTATACTCACCTCATCCACATGGTTTTTATAGTCCTTTATATCAACCAATATTTCCTTACAAACCTTACCGTCAAATGGATTCCGTTCCCCCTTCTTATGAGGCCGTACAGGAATACTTAAATCATCCGTACCAATCGTATTATGATAAATACGATACTGTTTTGTAAGGTCAGGATAAGTGATTATCTTGACATTATACGGTTCCATATTTCCCCCTGTTTTTATAAAAATGAGTGTTAAGTGTTTATA